CCGTGTTTCGAGACTTTCGCCTTCGAAGCAAAAGCGCTGCCCCGGCGCGCTGGCGATCTGCACGGCGAATTTGTCGTAATACCGCGCGTGCCAGCCCGGGTCGATGTGCGGTTGGCACCGCGCGCCGGGCGGGATCCGCGTGATGAGCACGCCGCCCAGCTCGGTACCGCCAACCATGTGCATCAGGTCGAGGCACATCTGCCTGATGCCGAGCTGCTCCGCCGCCGGATACCAGTGCGACTGGTGGGCCTGCCCGTCATGCGCGCGCGCCGGATCGCCGTACCGCGCCCAGATGTCGTCCAGGCCGTGATGCGGACTGGCAGGGTCTTCCGTCCGCGCGGCGTGCTGGTTCCAGAGCTCCGAATGGCTGTGCAGCTTCCAGAGGATTGGGCTCACGTCCCAGTCCTTCGCGATCAGTTTGATTTTTTCATTCATGGTTCGGTACCAGCTTGAGGGATTCTTCGGCCAGCCGCTTCGGCGCCAGGTCGTCGGCCCATAGGCACAGCCAGACGACGTCCGTCACCGCCTGCACGCTGTGTTTCGTGTTGGCCGGAATCGTGAGCAGCCGGTAGCCGGTCATGCGCTCGGTCTTGCCGTCGATCGTCACGTCAGCCGTGCCCGACACGAGCACCGACATATGCGAATGCTCGTGCACATGCGATTCGAGCATGTAGCCGGCCTCGGCCCGAGTCTGCACCGCGAACACGTTGCCAGACTGGGCGTCGCCGCCGTGGAATTCGATGTCCATTAGCCGGCCACCCCGATCTCGCCCTCGCCGGAGATGGTCAGGGCACTGGCGGTCCCCGAGCCACCGACGAGAAAGTCGACGGCGTCTATGCGCATCAGGCCATACCAGTCGTAAGAGTCGTTCGCCGGAACGACTTTCCCTTGGCCGATGACCTCTGTGCCGGCCGTGTTCGCACCGCTTGCGCCAAGCCATGTCGAGAATGACGCGGCCGACCCCGTTTTATTGGTGATGCGAATGTGCTTCAGTGTGATGTACTGCGGCGACGAGCCACCGTTCACGCCGCCGGACGCTGCCGGCGGGTTCAACAGGTTGGTCGTCATCGTCGTGGTCAGCGCAATCGGACCGAAACGGAAAGTCTTGTTGGATGCCATGGTGTTTCCTTAACTTGAGAGAATGCCGTTCGCCACCAGCGCGGCTATGACGCCCGCCAGCGTGCCGCCGGACGCGGCTGCGGTTTGCGCCGTCTTGCCGTTGCAGCCGAAGCCGGACGATGCGGTCAGCGTCGTGAAACTCCCCGCTGCCGGCGCGCCATTGCCGATGGGTGGCGGTGACGAGAGGTCGACCGACGGTCGGACCAGCAACGGCTGGTCCTCGGGCGCGTCCTGCAGCATGAAAAGTGCCAGTCCAGGATCTCCCTGGCTGCCACGCGGCCCCGGTGGCCCAGGAAACACGTCGGGCGCTTCCGCCTCGTCGTTCAGCAGTGCCGAATGCGCCTGACTCGCGTTCAGCGCCTCCGCGTTCGATTCCGTCTGCGTGTTCAGCTGCTGGAAGTAGCGCGCCCACTCGACGGATACGAACACTTCGTACCTCTTGCCGGCGATTTCCACGGTGCCGATGGCGATCCGGGTAGGTGCAGGAACATTAAGCATCATCGACCGCCACAGCGTAAATGTTGAAGGGGACCGGGTCGGAACAGCGGATGCGGAAGACGCGGTCGTTCGCGGTACCGAGCAGCATCCATCGGATCTTCTGCATCCATTGGCCGGTCGCGCCCAGCGAGCGCATCAGCATCGGGCCGAATGTGAACCCGCCGTCGTTCGAGATTTCCAGCGTCACGTTCCCGCCGTAGCCTGTCGTGCATGCCAGTTCGAGGCTGCGATACGTGATCGGCTCCATGCTCGCCTTGACCAGATGCGGCCAGGTCCTCTCCCGCACGAGCGGGTCGGTGCCGTAGGCGTAGGTGTTAGGATCGATCAGGTACAGGTTGCCCTGCGCATCGCCGGCGTACTGGCCACCGTTCACGTAGCAGACCGACGTCACCCGCCACGCAGCCCATCCGGCCGACCACTCCGCGCGCTCGTGCCATTGCTGCATTGCGGCGTCATAGACCAGCGTCGTCGATAGGCCCGGTGCGTTGATGCCGATGAATTCGTGCCCGTCGACCTGGTACGTCCACATGGTCGCGGCGCTGATATCGGTCGACTTGGCCAGCATCTGCTCGATGGCGCGCGTCGAGACGCGGCTCGGCGAATGGCCGGCCATCTGGTACACGATGCCGCTGCCCCTGCGCGTCTGGCCGATCCAGAACACCGAGTCGGCTGCCACGATGCAGGCGCCCGTGCCCACGCACCCAACATCGATCTGCGCCGAGTTGTAGCGCTCGAACGGGAACAGGCCGCCGCCGCTGTCGACCCAAATTTCGGTGGTATAAGCGCCAAGCAAAATCAACTCGCGATGCGATACCAGGGCGGCGACGATATTGTCGGGCTGAGCATCCGCCGACGAGAAATCGAGCGCGTCCAGCGTGCTCGCGTCGTCGATGGCGGTGATGTAGAACTGGTCGGTGTCGGGCGCGACGAAGATGGTATAGCCGTCGATGAAGCCGACCGTCTTCGAGCCTCGCCATCCGGCCGATGTGATCTGCGCCAGGGTATTCGTGTTCAGGTTGAACACATAGCCGTCGACACCGGCCACGATCACGAGTTGGGTGTTGTTGTGCGACATACCGACCGCGCCGGACGCGCTCGACAGGGTGGCGCGGCTCACGGCCGCGCCGCTCACGATCTCGAACAGCGTGTTGCCGGCTACGACGAACCAGCGGCCCTCGACGTTGCGTTCACCGCGCACTTCCGCGCCCAGCGATAGATACAGGGCCAGCCCGGGCGTCGACACCTGGTTCAGCACGCGCGTCTCGCCCAGCCCCTCAACCTGCTCGAGGTAGCAGTTGATCGCCGTCTGGACTGCGGCCTTGCGGTCGTCCAGGTGGTAGCTTGGGCCGATGCAGGGAATGAAGTTGCGTCCGCTCATCGGTTCCATCCGGTCAGGATGTTGCCGCCCGCGCGCGGCGAGAGGGGAGTGGCGCCGACGATCGCCGGCCGCACGTTGGTGTTCTTGACGTTGAACAGTGCGCGCTTCTCCGCCTGCAGCAGGCCAGGAGGAACGCCCCCCAGAAGTGCCGGCGCCATGGCCACTGCCAGCGACGCGGCGAACGCGCCCTGGTAGCCAGACGGCAGCGTGTAGATGGTGTCGAGGTCGGCGAAGCTGGTGAACGGCGCACGCGTCATCAAGTTGATCGTGTTACCGCTGGCGGCCGGGTACAGGTAGACCGTTGCCAGACCGTCCCACGCGTAGACCTCAGGGCGGCCGCTCTGCGTCTTGAGCCGGATGTCGTTGTACTGCTGCATGGTGATTGGCGTCATCGGGAAGCCGTCCGCCTGCGCCGAGATTATCGCCTCGCCGACCGTGATCGCCGCGAACGGTGCGGTACCGAGTGTCAGGCTCGTACCGGTCACGGCGCCCGAGTTGATCACGTCCTGCGGTGCCATGTCGCGGCCCGTGCTCCAGTCGTCGGCGATCGCGTTCAGGCGGCGCAGGCAGACGGCCGCCAGGTCGGCGTTGAGCGCCTCGCCCGGCGACAGCTTGTTCATGCTCTCGAGCGCGAGCGCGATGATGTTGCGGGCCGTGGTCATGGTTTACTCGCCTGCGCCGGTCTGGGCGTCAGCCGCGGCGCCTTTCGCCACCTTCGCGGGTTTTGCCGGCGGCACGTAGGCCGGGCCGTAGCCCATTTCGGTGAGCGACTGGTGCTCGACTTCGTCGTTGGCGACGGCGAAGCCGATGCCGTCGACCAGTTTCATATCGAGTGGGTACACGTTTTTCTCCTTGCGATGAGAGGTCATGGCCCCGGCCGAAACCGGGGCGACGGGTTACGAGGTGGCGAACGGCGTGGCAGCAGTGCCGGTCTGGTTCATCACGGCATCGACTTGCCACTGGGTGGCACTGATGGCGGTGAAGCGGATTCGATCGCCGATGATGCCGCCCGTGGTCGTGCCGTTGCCGTTGATCGAGCGGTGCGTCGTGCCGTTGGCGGCGAAGAATTCACCGGTCGTTGCTCCGCTGTTGACCAGGGCGGCGCCGCCCACCACAAAAGTGGTCGCGGCGTCGGTGATCACCTTGGCTGAGTTCGAGGTGATCGTGACGCTCGTCGCGAACTCGAATTGCATGCCGACAGCCGGTGCGGGCAGCGTGTACACGACGCCGGCGGCGGAATCGAACAGGCACAGGGCGCCCGATTCGTCGGGCGCTAAGGTGCGCGTCGCGCCGACGCCGCTGATGACTTGGCGGTACTGGCCGGTGCCGATGCAGGGGCCGCCGGGATTGAGGCGGGGGATCGATGGAATGGTAGCCATGATTTGTCCTTTGAAAAGAAATGCGGGCGCGAGCCCGCGATTGGCTTAATTGGTGCGGCGGGCAGCGAAGTTGGGCAGAGTCACAGCGGCGCCCCAGAGGATGTCGAAGCGGCTGATGAAGCGGTTGTTGGTGATGTCGTAGCCGCGCACGAAGCGCAGCGACACGCCGCCTTCATCGGCCAGCGAGGCCTGATAGGCCATGTCCAAGCCGCCCGGCAGTTCCTGCTTGGGCGAGACGAACGTGATGGCGTCGCGGTGCCACACCATGTTCTGGGTGTAGGTCGTGTTCGCGGCGCCGGACGTGATCGTGATCGCCGCGTTGTCGGCCGGGCGCGCGGTCACGTTCTGGTATGCGCCGCCGGCGATGATGGCCGGGCTGCACACGATGGTCAGATTGCCGGAGCCGTCCGACGACGCGTCGGCAGTCACCAGGAACGATTGCAATACGCCGGTAGACGCCTTGGTTTCCGGGTTGACCGAGTACACGCCTGCGATCGTGAAGGTGTCGCCCTTGTTCAGGCGCTGCGCCGCAGCGGCCGTCCAGCCGTCGGTGATGAGGCTCGTCGTTGCCGCGTAAGGGTTATCGGTCGAGCCGACGTTCGTAGTGCCCTGGTTCGCGCCGTTGACCAGTGGAGTGCCGCCCAGCGCGCCGACAGTATGCGAGGGCACGTTCTGGCTCATAGCGATGTCCAGGCCGGCGCCGGTCTTGATAACGCCGGTCTTGTATTGCTCGGCCAGTACGCTCTGGTTATTGAAGAGCCCGGCCAGGCCGGCAACGATCTTCGCGTTCGCGCCCGGCTCGATCGCGGCCATACGCTTGCCGTCGCGCGGCACACTCATGCGGTCGAGCGGCACGCCCGCATCCAGCAGGTCGGCGAAGGTAGCCGGCGGCGTGCCCGGGGTCCCGACGATCTGGTGCGTGCCATTCTTCAGCAAGCTGCCAATGCGATAGTCGAGCAGCGCGCCCAGCTTCAGACCGGCCGGCTCCAGGTAGCGTTCTTTGAACGCTTTGTTGACCTTTCCGTCGCTGCCGACGGACGTCGTCAGTTCGGTCGAGCCGACGGCGAAGTCCAGGCCTAGCAGCGGCTGCAGGGTGACGGGCACGCTGCGCTCAGTGATGTCCTGCACGACGGCCGATTCGCCATCGCGGTGCATGAACTGGACCGGCGCGCGGGCGTTTACGGTCTGGCCGGGCTTCAGGTCCTTTTCCCATGCTTCCTTGAAATCGGAATTCATGTTGCCCAGGAAGGCGCTCTTGTTGTGCGCGATGCGCAGGACCTCGTTGGTGATCACCTGCGAGGTGATGACATTGTTTGCCATGGAAGGCTCCTATTTAGCGTTGTGCCAGTTCCTGGGCGTTCGCCCAGGCGATGTAGGCCTTGGTGTCGGATGGGTCCGGCATGCCGTTGGGCACGCCGCCGCCACGCGCCGGTTCGATCGGCGCGGGCACGTTGCTGGGCTTGGGCTTGGCCTGCGATTTCGCGGCCTCGATCTTCTGTTCGATCTTGGCAATCGCGCGCCCGGCCTGCAGCGCGCTCATCTTCGAAATGCTGGCGGCCTCGTCAGCGTTGTCGGGGTCGGTCAGGTACTCGATGACGTCCTTCGGGTTGTCGGCTTCGAAGATCGCGTCAGTGGCGGGCTTGGGCGCGCCGCGGCGATCGACGAGCCCGTCAAAGGCGTCGTCCAGTTCGGCCGAGAGGTTGTCAAACTTCTCCTGGCCCCATTCCTTGGTGAGCGACGTGACGACCCCATGTCGACGCTCGGCCTCGGCCTGCTGTTCGCGCATCGTCGGTGCAAGCTGCTTGGCCTGCTCTGCGATGCGCTGGCTCAGCTCGGCCCGGGTCAGCGTCACGGGTTCGTCGTCGTCCGCCTGGTCATGTTGCTGATGCTGGCCTGCGGCCGGCACGGCCGCGCGCAGCTCATACTTCTGGCGCGTCAGGTTGTCGACGCGGCGGCGCAGGCGATCGATCTCGCGCTGCTCGGGCGTCTTTTCCTTCTTCGCTTCCGCCGCTGGTTCTTTGCCATCGCCTTGTCCGGTGCCGGCCGCGCCATCGCCGCCAGGGTTGTCCTGATTGATGGTCGGGTTGGCGCCGGTGTTCGCGGGTTCGCCCGCCTCGGCGGGAGTGCCGCCAGTTGGCAATGCGGTGTCGTTGACGTTCAAAGCTCTGCTCCTTCTTGTGGGTTAGGCAAAGAAAAACCCGCACTCGGCGGGTTTATGGTTTGCTGCTGGGCAGCGGGATCTGGTTCGTCGGGAACTGGTTCAGGCGGCGCGGCCGCAGGCGGCTCGATCTGTTGCGTCGGTTCCGGCTCGACCGGCGACGCGGACGAGTCCACCTGTTCCGGCAGCTCGGACGGCAGCGGCGCCGGATGGCTCAGCATCGTGTCCACGGTCTCGGCGACCATGAGCCTGATCTGGTCGGGCGTCATGGCCGCACTCGTCACCTGCAGCCGCTTCGTTTCCGCCTCGTAGGCCTTGATGTCCAGTTCGCGCTCTTTCGCGACCAGCTCGGCGCGCTTGTCGTGCAACTGCTGCTCGGCCTGGTCGGCGTCGGCCTGGGCGTCGTGCGCGTGCTGGATCGCTTCCTTCAGCGCAGCCTGCGCCTGCTGGACCTGCTGCAGCAGCTGCTCCGGCTTCGGCTGCTTGCTACCATCCGGGTTCAGGATCGCCTGCACCGGCGCCGGCGCCATCGCGGTCAACACTTGGGCCAGCTTGTCTGCGTGCGGAATATCGAGCGTCTGGGCCCATAGTGGCGCGATCGCCGGCGTCATGTCCGGGTTGTTGCGCATGACCTCCGACAGCGCGGTCTGCGCCTGGCTGCGCTGCGTGCTGTAGCTGGCACCCACGACCACGCGCACGTCGTACGTCCCGACGTTCGGATTGATGACGACGCCCTGGTCAGTCTGCCGCACGGCCTCCTTCTGCTCCGGGTCGACCGTGACACTACCCGGCTTCATGTCGATGCCGAGGATGCGCTGCTGCCGCTTCGTGTCGATCAGCCTGGCGGCCATCTGCACGACGATACGGCCCACCTGGCCCAGCCCGGCGGCCAGGTTCTGCGGGAAGTGCGCCGTGCTGGCCTCGCCCTGTTCCTTGCGCGCATCAATGGCGACGCCGGATTGCTCGTTGCTCGGCGCGCCCAGATTCGCTTGGTACATGCCGATCGTCGCCTCGAGGTCGCGCAACGCCTCCTGCGCGCCCTCGATGTGGTTCTGCAGGTTGACCGAAACGTTCGAACGGGTCGGCGGCGCGACTGGCTGGTCATTCTCATCGATGTCGTTGTATGGCAGGTAGGCGCGCGACTCGATCGACGCACGGTCCCAGATTGCCTCCAGACCCTCGATCGCCCG